TATTTTGCCGTTTGTGCCTTGATTAATTTTGATTATACCACCACCAACGCCACCGTTGGTTTGAATAGTTAGGTTACTTGCTCCTCTGGTGTATAGTGCTGTAGCAGTATCTGATTTACCCAAATACATATCGCCATCTACAAAAACCACACCTGTGCCACTCGGTATGATGCTGATATTACCAACAGAACCACCATTAAGAACAATTGAAGACGTAGGACTACCACCTGTTGCGATTGCTATTCCTTTTTCACTGCCACTGGAAGTGCTTTTGATTGTGGGCGTGATACTGCCTGAACCCAATAATTCTAATTGACTGGTAGCAAAAGTGTATGTGATGTTGCCTGCATCATATGTGCCTGAAAAATCAATGTTGAATCCGCCAGTGGATTCTTGATCCACTGTGATACCCTCACCACCATTAATTTCTATAGCATTGGTATTGGGCACATATTCAAGTGCACCAGAAGTTGAATTGAATTGTAAAATATAATTGTTTGCTTCTGCACTGGTATCAATGTAGTCAACAATGTTATTAACAGCATCACTCATTGTTTTTATTTGTGGTCTAGATTCTTTGATTGAATCTGTGTCTGCTGAAAATTTATTTGAATCTGGTTTATTTGTTGGCCATGCCATTATGCTATCTCCGTTTGTCCCAACGCATCACTCTGCAGTTGTGGCAGATATTGAATTTGTACGTCTATGGTGCAGTCCACTCTTCTGCGTTTGCCATAAGCATCCATATCAAATATATTTACAATGATGGGTGTTGATGATTTGTCTATGTAACACACAGGTGTGACAGGATCTTCTCCTGAGTCATCCATGCCTACGATGTGTGGTTGTATCAAACAGTTTGTGATGGTGCCCGTGGTTTGATTAAAACTCAGTTCTCTAGCACCCACAGATCCACCCAGTGTGCTGGTGTCTATGTTGCTCTGTGTGAGTGTGCTGGTTTGTGTTCTAAAAATAATATTGAGATCACGCAGTGTGAGTGGTGGTGACCCTGCTGAATCTTCTGCGGCACCACTGTCTCCTGTGCCTTGTATAATTTTGAATTTGAAGAATCTTGCGTAAGGCACTGTGATGTTGCTGGTGTTAGGCGCAATTGAAACTGTGGTAGGCGAGTCCAAAGCACCGCCTGTTGAATCAACTGTGTTGCTGTAACTCATTTCTATGGTGATAGGAGTGGCACTTTCACAAGTGATAATCGGCATGTGATAATCCACTGTGCCTGCATCTATAATGTTGCTGGTAAACTCTAAATTACTGCTAGGTGTGCCTTGCCATGAAGTGAAAGAACCCCATTGAGTATAATCCTGCCAACCTTCCACACTGCGAGCATGAAGTGTGCCAGTATCCACATCAAAAAAACCATTGCTTGGCATGTTATCCTCCTAAATTCTGTGATCCCGCACCATCGTAACCGTAAGTGCTGTTGATATAATTTATAAAACCTTCCAGTCCGTTGTCTTTCAAACGAGAACCTTTCAGTGTGTATTGTTGTGTGTCATTCCAACCCACTCTAGTAAAATCGCCACCTATTCTGTATTCTTGTAGTTCACCTTGTATGGTTTTTACTGCACGTATTTTGAATGCAAAGTTTTTGTTCAATGGCAAAATTGTAAAACCAGATCCTTGATCACTGAATCTAGCGTATCTATCTTCTGATGGTTCAGGACTGCTACCAATGGCAACATTTGGTATCAGATAAGGTGTACCCAGTTGATGTGATTTAGGATTGGCATAGTCTACAGCATACGAAGTGCCCACTCTGTTAAAACCATCATATGCTTCAACAATTATTTTGTCAATATTGCTTTCCATAGGAAAATTCAAATAGATGATTGCTCTTGTTGCCAGTGTGTATGCACCTGCTTGAGTATCTTGTAGATTGTAAATTATTTCTTTTCTCACATTGGATTGTGCAATGGTCACAGTGTTGTTGAACAATTTGTCGTAAGGTCCATGTGATGCGGCACCTGTTCTTGTGACATCATAATCCATCAGCGGAAACAGTGCTGGATATTCTTGTGCTATACCAAATTTATTACCACTGTTTCTGCCAAAAGAGTTTCTGGAATCAAGTGTTGCTCTTAAATCTGAATAATAGAATTTAGAAATGCTGGGTTTGTCAATTGGTTCATAAGGTGGCGGTGGTGTAGGTGATGGTTCAGCACCTGCTGAATCATCTGGTGTTGGATAAGGTGGTACAACACCTTTTGGTGGATCGCTCACTGGTCGCTGTAATGGTTGACCTGAATATTCATCTGGCAAATACACAGTGGGTGCTATTTCAATCTGTTCACCAGACACGTGTGGATAGTTGGACGCTGTGTGTTCCACAGCAGATATTTCTACCAATCCTGTGTTGGTCAATTTCATATCTATCACTCTGAATGTACGCAAATCAAGATCCAATATGTCTTCTGACATTCTGATGATGTCACCTGGTTCCACATTCATTAATTCTTGTGTGCCTGTAAAACTCAATGTTCTTTGATTACGTGATTTCAAATAAATCATTCTTGCCAGTTCACGTGCTATGTATGGATTTGTGATTGTTGAAAATGTAAATTCACCTGACAGTTCTTCATCGTCATCTATTGCTTGATCACCTGCCTCACTGAATACCACTTGTTGACTGCTGAATTCTTTGTCTGGATCTATATAATTCACATACACATTGTTGTATTTGCTGACCTTGGATTCTCCTCCCAATGATACAGAACCTGTGATGTAAAAATTACTCACATCAAAAGCAACGTTTATTACGGCACTGGTGATGTCTGTGTCATTGCCACCATCTTCAACTTTTAATTTATATCTACCACTCACGTAAGGCATAACACCTCTACATCCGCCCACCAATGTTTTAACATTGTCAATCAGTTTTGTTTCTGTGGTCAACACTGTGTTGCAAGTTAAAACAAATTCTGTAAAATTACCATCTTGATCCAAGTCTACCAATTGATTGTATTTTGCGGCGGCAATTCTAAAACTTTCTGTGTGTATGTCTTCTTTTTTGATGCCTAAACCATAACGTGGATTCATCATGTAGTCCAACAACACGTTTGCTGGATTTGTGCCTGGTCTGTTAAAATTTGTTTCAACATATGATTTTGTTAAATCAGCATAATCATTTGGCAAGTTTTCACTGCCTGCTGTCACTGAAGTAAGGTCAAAAACTTTTTTACCAAACACATCAAATGTTATTTGTGGTACACCACCACCAAATGGATTTGAATCTATTTCTGCTTGATTAGAATTTTTCCATTCAAATCTAAATGCCGCATAAGCAACACCTGGTAATTTTCTTACACCATTGGCCCAACTGGGTGATCCGTTTGCTAGTGTGCTTTGACCCTGCGTTTCTGTGCCGTTGAATATTTGAAACTTTACTCTGTCTTTGTATCTACCAGTTGTAGATGTGTATGTCTGACCATGATTGTATGTGTTGCTGGTGCCTGGATGCGGCAACAATTCATTCTCGTCCAAACGTATTCTGTGAACACCTGCTATTTCACCTTCTGATATCACGTACACCACGTGCAAAAATTGATTGCTGTTGCCATCAGTTTCCACGTGAATGATTGTGCCACCCACTCGTCTAAATCCGTACACAATAGGTATACCCACATTGGTGCCTGATTTTGTAACCTTAACACCTTGTGCTTCTTGTTCTGGTGATATGTTAGGAGTTTCAAATGAACCAAAAGGTTTTATGATGAATCCAAAAGCATCGCCCACAAAAGAAGTGATACCTTTGACCACTTTTTTGATGCCTTTTATAATTCCTTTGATTGGTTTTTTTATAAATCCCATTATAACTCCTTCACATACATGTTGCCACACCATTTCATATTTTTCATTTCAAAATATTTACTGGCACGTTCTACATATTCTTCATTAACATTGTAATCATTGTCAAACAGAAACACACCGCTCATCAATAATTCAACATCTTTGTCTCTTAAAAATTCTTCTATTTGGTCAAAAAATTTATGACTGCTAATTTTTTGTCTGTAGTCTGGATGTATAAAAAACATTTCTATGTTGGCAATTCTCACTCTGTTCCATGTGAGTTCTGATAGACTGACCACACTGTAACCTACCACTTTGTCGTCTCTGATGTAC